GCCGCCGGTCAGGCCAGCTTCACCGTCTGGCAGGAGGGTATGACGCTTACAAAAAAGCTCAACACCGTCCGCTCGGCCAAGGATCTGTTCTTCCCGCAGGTGGAAAACCTGATGCGGCAGGGGTTCGGCGATGCGGTGACGCAGACCATTGACAACTATCTGAACATGTGCGGCAACTATTCCATGCTGCGCGACGCACCAAATATTCCGTGGGTCGATTGGAGTGAGACGAAGCCGCACCGAATGCTCGGCATGAGCAAGGAAGCCTTCCGCGAGCTGCGCGGGAAGCATTGGAGCGAAGGCACCGCGCGGTGCTGGGCGAGCTACCGAATGCTTGTAAAGAACGCGGACGCGCTGCAATTCGCGCAGGAGGTCGGCAAGCTCGGCCTGAACGACATGGAAAAATTGCTGGGCGCCTATCGGGCCGTCGAGACCGATCTGCACCCGACGCATGTGGTGAAATACCTTGAAAAGCAAAAGCGGCTGAAAGGCGGCGTGCAACTGCTGCTCGATTACCGGCGCGTGCTGCGGGCGCTGTGGCTGGCGGACCAGAACGAAACGCTGTGGCCGCGCGACCTGCAAGCGGCGCACGACCGTGTAATGGAGATGTACGCGGCGCACGAGGGCGTGAAGTACTACTCGGCGGATTTTACGCCGGTCTACATCCGGCTCAAGGCGCTGGAATGGACGGACGGCGAACTCTGCATCCGCATCCCACAGGAGGAGCGGGAGCTGATCGACGAGGGAAAAACCCTGCGTCACTGCGTGGGCACCTACGGCAGGACACATTGCAGCGGCAAGCCGATCTTCTTTGTGCGGCACTACCGCAGGCCAGAGCGCAGCTATTACACGCTGAACATCGACCTGACGCGGGCGATGCCGAAGGAGATCCAGCTGCACGGCTACGGCAACGAACGCCACGGCGAGCGCAAGCAGTATGAGCACAGCATCCCGAAAAAGGTGCGCGACTTCTGCGACAGATGGGAGCGCGAGGTGCTGACGCCGTGGTTCATGGAGGAACAACGCAAAAAGTTCGCTGAAACGAACAAAGTGGACAAGAAAGCGAGGAAAGGCGCATGAGCGAAACAATGGAAATGGCCGTGGCCGGTGAGGTGCGCAGCATCACCGCCATCACGGACGAGATCATTTTTTACAAAAATGTCGGTGGACAGGCCGTCATCGAGATCGGCAAGCGGCTGATCGAGGCAAAAGCACAGCTCAAACACGGGGAATGGCTGCCGTGGCTGAGCGAAAAAGTGGAGTTTTCGGAGACGAGCGCGCAGCGATTTATGCAGCTTGCAAGGGAGTACGGAAATACCTCACTGGTGGGGGATTTGGGAACCTCGAAAGCCTTGGTATTGCTGGCTTTGCCGGCATCTGAGCGAGAGAATTTTGCGAGCGAAAAACACGTTGTCAACGGGGAAGAAAAAAGCGTCGCCGAGATGAGCAAACGCGAGCTCGAAGAGGCCGTCCGGCAGCGCAAGATCGCAGAGGCGGAACGCAACGAGGCGCGGCGCGCACTCGAAGCGCAGCGCAAGGAAACGGAAGAAGCGAACGCGAAGGTGCAGGCGGCGCAGGACGCGGCGGACGCCGCCCGCGCCGAGGTGGAAAACGCGCAGGGAACGGCGCTGGCCGCGCAGGAGCGCGCGGCGGAGCTGGAACGGGAATTGAAAGCGCTGCGCGAGAAGCCCGTGGACGTGGCGGTGCAGACCGTGGACGCGAGCGAGGAACAGATCGCGGCGGCGGTGGCGGAAGTGAAGAAGGACGCGGAAGCGGAGAAGACAGAGGCGCTCGGCAAGAAGGCCGAGGAGCTGAAAAAAGCGAAGGACGAGCTGAAAAAGGCGAAGGCCGAGATGGCGGCCGCGGCGGAGGCGCTGAAAAAGGCCGAGGACGAGCGCGCGGCCCTGCGCGAGACACTGGAAAAGGCGAAGAAGAGCGCGGCGGCCATGGACAACAAGGCGCTCGCGGAATTCAGCGTGCTGTTCCGGCAGGCGCAGGAAACCGTGAACCGCATGACGGAGATTGTAGACGAGCTGGACGAGGAAAGCCGGCCGAAGATCTACCGCGCGCTGGGCGCGCTGCGGGACATGATCGCCGAAAAGGCAGGTGAGGGCGCGTGAAGCGCAGCGACTATCTGAAACTCTGCGTGAGCGCGGCGATGCTCACCTATCGCAAGCCGAAGGTGCTGTATGCCGGGATTGAATATTACCCGGAGGGGTACGAAATGCGTTTCGACAAAAGCGGCAAGGCGATCCATACGGCAATTTTGCGCGACTGCGCGAAGAAAAACTGCCTTTTCTACTGCCCGCTGAAGAAGGTGCAGGAGGTGGCGCGCGATGAATAGCATTCAGGCGAGCCAGATCATGGGCGGGAACGGGGCAAAGGCGCGCAAGGCGGCCGACCTGTACCCGACGCCGCCGGAGGTGACGGTGGCGCTGATGCGCTTTCTCAAGCTGCCAGGAGAAACGGTCGTATGGGAACCGGCCCGTGGGGAAGGAGACATGGTGCGAGCGCTGGCGAACTGCGGGATGGCTGTCTACGGCACGGATATCCGCGACGGGATAGACTTCCTGACCGCTCGACAGCCGGGAAACGCGCCTGCGGCTGATTGGATTATCACGAATCCGCCGTTTTCGCGTGGCGGACGAGTTTATCCGCCACGCGGCGGAGATCGGCAAGCCGTTTGCGATGCTGCTCAAGGCACAGTATTGGCACGCGGCGAAGCGAGCACAGCTCTTCCGCGAGATTCCGCCGAGCTACGTGCTGCCGCTGACGTGGCGCCCGGACTTCCTCTTCAAGGAACGGAACGGCAAAAAGGGCACGAGCCCGCTCATGGACGTCATGTGGTGTGTGTGGCTGACGCCGCAGATGCAGGGCGTGCAGACAGTATTTAAGCCGCTGATGCGGCCGGAAAAGGAGAAATGAGCATGTTTGTCGGAGAAACGTACAGCTGGGTGCCGACGAGCTGGGAGGGGTCGAACGGGATCGTCTCAGCGCTCGGCAAGAAAGGCGGGGTACACGGGAGAATCGTGTACATCAACGAAAACCATCGGTATTTTACGGCGGAGGCGAACGTCGGCGGCGTGGTCATCCGCGAGAGCTTCAAATTTTAAGGAGGGTGCAGACATGTTGAGCTATAAGACCAAGGACGGCAAGGTGACGGAACTCGAGGCGCAGGGGTCGCTCGCAGAGCTTTTGAGCGACACAACTTTTCTGGCCCATGCCATTTACGGCATGCTTGCGAGGAGCAACGAAGGATTGGCGAAAGCATTTCAAGCTCATTTTGCACTGCTGGCGGCCGACCCTGAATCACCGATGTGGGAGAACAGCAATCCAAATTGCATCAGCATCGTGCGGCGCGTCAAGCCGAAGGAGGGCAAGAGCGATGACAAGTGACGAGGTTTTGACGGCGCTGCGATGCTGCGCGAGCGGCAGCTGCGACGGGTGCCCGCTGTGGGACGACGATTTGGAGGACACGACCTGCGCAGACGGCTTGATGGCCGCAGCGGCTGATTTGATCGAATTCCAGCAGCAGGGCCTTGAGGCGCTGACGAAGATGGACGAGGGGCTGAAAAAGCGGGGCAGCACGCTGAAAGAGTTCCTGCGACGCGGCGATGAAGTCGTGCAGAGACCCTGCCGGGCCGCCGGGCAATCCTGGTTTTGCGGGCGATATCTTCATCTGCCCGACGTGCAACTCGCCGCGCGTCTTCTATAACGCGGAGAAAGACGCCTACATATGCCCGAGCTGCGGGTGGCAGAACAAGGAGGGCTGACGGATGGTTTCGGACGAGGCATTGAAAAAGCTGCAAGAGCAGATCGCGGCGTGGCCGATGGAACGGCGATTCGTGGTGCAGCAGCTCATTCGGGATTATTTGAGGAACCGGGAAGACCTGCGCGCCTATGAGGCGACAAGGCTGACGCCGCGCGGGGTCGAAATCCTCAAGGAAGAAAAGCTCAGCAGCGACGGTATGATCCTGCTCGGGCGGCTGATGGGCAAGAAGCTACACAAGATCGGCTGCGAACGCCTGCGCGAGTTGGTCGAGGCCGGCGCGGACGGGCGCGCAATCACGCTGCCGTGCAAGCTCGGCGGTGAAGTGTGGGCGCCCGGCTGCGGCAGATCGGCGAAACTGCGCGTCGTCGAGGCGGCGCTGCTTCTGCAAGGCGAGGACGGCGAGGGCTATGAGAAGCTGAGCGACTTCGGCAAGACATTTTTCGCGACGAAAGAAGGAGCGGAGGAGGCAAAGCGAAATGAATGGTTTACTTGAAAAGCTGCGGCGGGGCGCGATCAGAGCACTCGGCGGATATGTTGAGCTGGTTCCGCCGCCGAAACCGCAGGACAGGGCGCTCATCAAGGAAGAGCGCTACCGCGTCAGGAAGATCGAGGTGCGGGCGATGCCGTTTGACAACAGGCCGCGCGCAGAGGAGCTTTTGCAGAGGTACAAGAAATACAGCAGCGAGCGGCTGGCGGACATGCTGGCGAAAAAGATGCTGGAAAGCGGAGCGATCCGCATCGAGGAAAGACCGGCGGCGGGAAAATTCGGCGGCAGCGAGCTGTGCGCGACGGTTTACGTCGCGTTTCCGCAGAACGACGGAGGATATGTGGCATGAAGCGACTGACGAATGAAGAGGTCAGAGTGGACGAGAGCGTGGACCGGTATCTCGGCCCGCTCGCAGACCTTGAAGGCATGAAGCCGAAGCTGCTGGACCTGATTCTGAACGGTCCGGTGCTGAACGGTGTATCGAAGGATGTACTGCGGCAGATCATTCGGCAGCTCTACAGCGCGCTTGCCGCCTACGAGGACACGGGGATGACGCCGGAAAGCGTGGAGGCGCTCAAGCTGTCCATGATGGGAAAGGCAATCGCGGAGATTAAGGAGTTTAACGGCCTTCCGGTCGACCGACTGCGCGAGCTGGCCGAGGCCGACAAGGACGGTCGGTTGGTGGTGTTGCCGTGCAAGGTGGGCGATACGGTGTATCTGATTGTGACAAAACGCGCGAGAAATTACACGCCGGAATTTAGATTCGTCAAAAAGAGCCGTCTCACATTCCTCAACATGGAGCGTATTTTGCAGGACTTTGGCAAGGAAGCGTTTCTCACCCGCGAGGAGGCGGAGAAAACATTGGAGGCGATGAAATGAGCGCTTGCGCAGGAAAAATCAACTGTGAGATTTACCGGCAGAAAAAGTACTGCCGAAAGGCTGAGGCGGCAGAGGAGGACCGCGAGTGCAAGGGCTGCCGCCACGCGAGGCGGCAGTGCGACGTGGAGTACTGCCCGTTCGAGGTCAACGGCGCGTGCAAGTTGGAGGGCTGACGGATGGTGCGGGTATTTTGCGACCGGTGCGGGCGGGTCATCACGGGGATGAGCGCGCATGAGCGCGTGAGCGTGACGGCGAGCGGCGCGGGCGGCGGGGAGATCGCGAAGCTCGACTTCTGCACATACTGCGCGGACTGGGCCATCAACACGCTGATGCGGCGCACGATGCTCGGCGCGGGCGAGAAAAAGGGCGCGAAGGCGGACAAACCCGCGCCCATCGCGCCGCCGAAGAGCGAAAAGGACGGCCTTGCGTGGACGGCGGGACAGGACAAGCGGCCGGCCGCGGAAGCGCCGCCGCCCGAACCGCTCCCGACGCTGAGCGTCAAGGGCTACGGCGCGGCGGAGAAGCGGAAAATCTTCGACGCGCTGGTGCGCTACAAGGCGCGGACCGGTCCGGGGTGGACGGAGCGCGTGAGCAAGGCCTGCGGCGGGGACGTGAGCCGCGAGACGCTGCGCGCGATCGTCGTGGACGGGCTGATGGTCGACATCCACGTGTGGCGCGTCATTGAGCGGGGGCTCAGCGACCTGGGCGCAATGGAGAAAAAGGTATGAAGGTGACGTTTATTTTGCAGGCCGACGTGCCGGAGAGCGCCGTTCAGGGCATCAAGGAGCGCGCGGCGATGGACCTTGAGCGCTACGGCGACGTAAAGGCCGTGAAGATCCTCGTCGAGAAGCCGCGCGAGCACGAGCAGTTACATCTTTAATCACGCCTGCGGGCGAAAAAGAAAGGAAACAGAACCATGAAACAGTACATCGGAACAAAACTTATCGAAGCGGAAAAGGCGTATCGCGTGGACGGCAAGGTCGTTACGCTCGCGGAGAACAAAGTACCGTGCGGCTACAAGGTTGAGCGCGGCTACAAGGTGCGCTATGCGGACGGGTACGAGAGCTTCAGCCCGGCGGAGGTCTTCGAGCGCGCGTATCTGCCGCTCGAGGTGAACGGCGAGCTCAAGACTGAGGCGCCGAGCATCAGCGCGGAGATGGTCGAGCGATTCATCGACCACCACGAGACCGTGACGATGGGCGGCAAGACGACCGTTGTGCGCGCGGTGCTGAGAAACGGCTTCGAGATCGTGGAGAGCTCGAGCTGCGTGAGCGCGGAGAACTACGACGAGAAGCTGGGGGAGGAAATCTGCATGGAACGGATTAGAAATAAGATTTGGGAGCTGCTGGGCTTCCTGCTGCAAACGGCGGTGGGCGGCGTGAACGGCGAGGCAGCGGCAGAGAATCACTGCTGCGATGAAGAATGCGAGCGTTCCCGCTGCGACAAGGAGCCTGCGGCGGACGAACCGACTACGCCGAAGCTGCCGACGGTGCGCTTGTTTATCTCGCAGCCGATGCGCGGCAAGAGCGACGAGGAGATCGAGCGCGAGCGCGAGGATTTGATCGCAATTGCGAAGGCCGTGTACGCAGAGCGCGGCGAGGTCGAGGTCATCGACAGCTTTTTCAAGGGCGGGCTCGATGTTCCGGCCGGCACAAAAGTGCCGCTTTACTATCTGAGCAAGTCGCTCGAGCTGCTGGCGACGGCGGATGTGGCGATCTTTGCCAAAGACTGGCGGGAGGCGCGCGGCTGCCGCATCGAGCACGAGTGCGCGGACGGGTACGGCGTTGCAAGGATCGAGCTTCCCGAGGAGGGCTGAGCGATGCAGAAAATCAACATTAAGAAGTACACGAAGGAGCAGATGCTCAAGATGCTCGAAGAGGCGCTGGATAAGCAGGAGGCGGCGGAAGCCGAGGCGGCGGCGCATTTTAAGGACGGCGTAAAACTGGCCGAGGAAAATGAAAAGCTGCGCGGGCAGATCGGCGAGCTGACGGAAAAGCTCGAGGAGAATGAAAAGGCGCTGGAAGAGATCACCGCGAAGTATAAGAGCGCGGACCATTCGGCGGCGATGCTCCGTTCTCGCATCGACGAGGCGGAAAAGATGCGCGACCAGGCGCTCGAGGCGCACGGCGAGGACATGAAGGCCATCGAGAAGGCAAAGAACGAAAGCCGCGAGCTGGCGCACCTGCTGGGCAAGCGCGAGCTGGAGCTGGCCGAGGCCAAGCAGCGCCACGACGACGCGTTGGGCGAGGCGGCGCACCTGAAAGGCCAGCTGAAAGTGGAGGAAGGCCGCGCAGCGCGCAAGGACGAGCTGCTGGACGAGGCGCTGCATCGGCTTGAGGTCGAAAAGGCCATCGCTGAGGACTATCACGAAAGCCTCAAGTGGTGCATGGCGCATCCGTGGCGCAACATGTGGCGCTGCATGAAAGAGTATTTCCGCTTCTGACGGACAAAGAGCGGGAGAGGAGGGGAGAGAGCGATGTTCCGATACAAAAAGAGCGTGCCGGTGAGCTATGAGAGGCAGGGGTACATCTATTTTTCATCGCTGCTGTATCGAGAAATGCCGGAGAAGGCGCAGCGGAAGATCCTCAACCTGTGTATGGAGTGCGGCGGCGGGGACTACTACCGGGCACTTTTCGAATTCGTGACGACGGACGCGAACGCGACGTACATCTGCATGAAGCACAGCCTCTCCCGCTCGACGCTCGAGCGGATCGTGCGGAAGTATTACGAAGGTTTCCCACGGAGACTGTGACAGGGCTTCGGCCCTGTGTGCGCTGCCGCCGAAAGGGCGCGACGGCGCACAGAAGGCCGAACACACATTATTCAATATCACGCGTGCGCACGCGCGCGTGATTCGAGCTTGTAACGTATCTTAACTTAGCGAACAATTCCAAAGCAGGAGGACGGGGCTATGTATCGGGGCAGAACATTCAACCGCGAGCGCGTATACGTGTGCGGCAATTATCTGGACGGTGATATCTATCCTGTCTTTCAGAAGCCGGGAGAGCGCAGAAAGAGATGCCGCCCGACGGGCGAGATCCAGAAGAAACTCAACCAGAGGAACGCGGCGAAGAGATTGACGCGCATCGTGCACATGAACTTCACGAGCCGAGACCTCGCGCTGCATCTGACCTACGACCCCGCCCACACGCCGGAGAGCGCAGAGGACGCGCTGCGCATCGTGCAGAACTATCTACGCACGCTCAAGCGGCGGTATCGCAAGATCGGGGTCGAATTCAAGTACATACTCTCCACGGAAAAGGGCGGACGCGGCGGACGCATCCACCATCATCTCATCATCTCGGGCGGGCTTGACCGCGACACGCTGGAATCGCTGTGGGGGCGCGGCTATGCCAACAGCAAGCGCCTGCAATTCAGCGACGAGGGCGTGAGCGGCCTGACGCATTACATCACGAAGGATGACGCGAGCTACAAGCGGTGGAGCGGCAGCAGAAACCTTGTCCAGCCGGAAGCGGCAACGTCAGACGGCAAGCTCACGATGGACGAAATCGAAGAACTCGCCGAGGCCGTGGAAGACGGTCTCGGCTACGAATGGTTCGAAGAACGATACCCGGACTTCGAGCTCGTGAGCTGCGAGTGCATCCGCAACAGCATGAACCGGGGCGCGTACATCCATTTCGAGATGCGGCGGCGCCGATAACAACAGCATAGAGCAAACGCAACACGACGACGCGCGCGGGGGAGCCTGGGCGCGCTGCGTGCATGCTCTCGCGCGTGCGCGTGCGAGGAAAAGCCGCAGGCCCTGATTTGACAAGGGTTTGCGGCTCTTTTTTGCCCTCAAAAAGTTGACGGTTCGAGACCTGTTGCATTTGCTACACTTTTTGAAAACAAGGCAAGCGCGCCGAGGGGAGGGGTGCGGATGGCGCGGCAGAAGAAATACACGGCGGCAACGCTGGGCAAGGCCTGCGAGCGCTATTTCGCAGCGATCACGCGGCGCGTGAAGGTCACGGAAATGGTGGACAGCGGCAAGCGCGACGACAAGGGCCATGTGATCCTCATCCCCGTGCCGGTGAAAAACACGCTGGGCGAAGAGGTCGAGGTGACGGAGTACATCATCCCGCCGAGCATGCACGAGCTGTGCGCCTTTCTTCGCATCGACCGGGCGACGTGGAGCCGGTACATGGGCAAGAGCGAGGAATTCGCGGCCGTCGGCGAGCGGGTGCGCGAGCGCATGAAGGCCTGGAACGAGCACGAGATGCTGACGCGGCCGGGCAAGGACCTGAAAGGAATCCTCTTCAACCTGACGAACAACTACGGCTACAGCGAGAAGAAAGAGGTCGAGCTGGGCGAGCGGGCGACAAAGACCGTGACGGCGGCGAGCATCCCGCTCGAGGAGCGGCAAGCGATGCTGCGCGAGCTGATGCAGGAGTTTGAGCACGATGGCGGCGACGAAGACGCGGACCTATGAGCGAGAGCTTGAGGTGGCGCTGTGGTGGCGGGACTTCCGCGCGACGAACAACGTGCACTTCCTGCCACTGCTGTTCGACCGGCACCGCTACCTCGTCCTGAAAGGCGGCGGCGGCAGCGGCAAGTCGATCTTCGCGGGGCGCAAGGTGCTCGAGCGCGTGACAAGCGAGCCGGGGCACCGCTGGCTGGTGTGCCGCAAGGTGGCGCGGACGCTGCGCGAGAGCTGCTTTGAGCAGCTGCGCGGGCAGATATCCGACTTCTACCCAGACAGCGGCGCGAAGGTCAACAAGAGTGACATGAGCATCTCGTTTGCGAACGGCAGCAAGATCCTGTTCGCGGGCCTCGACGACGTGGAAAAGCTCAAGTCGATCTACGACATCACGGGCATCTGGATCGAGGAAGCGAGCGAGCTGGAGCAGGGGGACTTCGACCAGCTGGACATCCGACTGCGCACAGACTTCCCCTATTACCTGCAAATGATCCTGACGTTCAATCCGATCAGCATCACACATTGGCTGAAAAAGCGGTTTTTCGACCGCAAGGACCCGCGCGCGACGGTGCACGAGAGCACGTATCTCGACAACCGCTTTCTGACGGCGGAGGCCATCACGACGCTCGAAGCCTTCAAAGAGACGGACGAGTACTACTACCAGGTCTATTGCCTCGGACAGTGGGGCGTGACGGGCAAGACGGTGTTCGACGCGAAGAAGGTGAGCGAGCGGCTGCTCATCGTCGAGCGGGCGAAGAAGCCGAGGCGCGGCTACTTCGAAAACGTCGTCAAGGAAGACGGCGTACACCTCGAGAGCTGGGCGTGGGTGGATGATCCGGACGGCGCGGTGACGATCTACGAAGATGCCGTCCCCGGCCGGCCGTATGTCATCGGCGGCGACACGGCGGGCGACGGCAGCGATTATTTCGTCGGGCAGGTGCTCGACAACATCACGGGCAAGCAGGTCTGCACGCTGCGCCACCAGTACGACGAGGACACGTATGCGCGGCAAATGTACTGCCTCGGCAAGTACTATAACGACGCGCTGCTCGCCATCGAGACAAACTTCTCGACATACCCGACGAAGCTGCTCGACCTGATGGGCTACCGCAACCTGTACGTGCGCGAGGTGGAGGACGACTTCACAGGCAAGATCAAGCACGCCTTCGGCTTCCAGACGAACCGGCTGACGAGACCGGTGATCCTGTCTGAGCTCATCCGCATTCTGCGCGAGAGCATGAGCACAGTAAATGACCGCGATACGCTGCTCGAGATGCTGACATTCGTGCGGCGGGAGAAAGACTTGCAGGGCGAGGCCGAGCCGGGCGCGCACGATGACTGCGTGATGGCGTTAGCGATCGCGCACTATGCGCGGCCCCAGCAGACGATGGAAATTAAGACCGCCGGCAGCGCAAAGAAAACGCGCTGGACGGCGGACATGTGGGAGGACTACAACAGCGCGAGCGAGACCGAGCGGGCAGAAATGTTGGCTCTCTGGGGCGAGCCGCGATGAGAGGGAGAAAAGACATGGAAGAAAAAGCAAAGACAAGCACGATCAGCGAGGAGCTGCGCGAGTGGCAGGCGCGCCTCAATGAGAGCGACGCCAAGTGGTCGAAAGAAGTCGAAAAAATGAACGAGCGCGAGGCGGTCTACAACGGGGACCGCACGATGCAGCCGCTCGTCCCCGGCGACACGCACCGCGACGGCACGCTGAAAAAGACAAGCCACGTGCGCAACATCACGTTTGAGAACATCGAAAGCCAGGTATCGAGCAGCATTCCGCAGCCGAAGGTGACGCCGCGGCGCAAGAAGGACGAGCACCTAGCCGACGTGATCGAGCACTTTCTGCGCAACGAGCTTGACCGGCTTCCGTTTGAGGCGCTGAACGATCTGGCCGAGCGGACGGTGCCCATTCAGGGCGGCGTGGGCTTTTTGGTCGAGTGGGACAACACGAAGCGCACGAGCACGACCGTCGGCGAGGTGAACGTGACGCTCATTCATCCGCAGCAGTTCGCGCCGCAGCCGAACGTCTACACGGGCATTGCCGACATGGATTATTTCATCGTCAAGGTGCCGACGACGAAGGGCTACGTCGAGCGCCGCTACGGCGCGCTGCTTGAAAACGAGGGTGAGAGCGAGCCGGATGTCCGCGGCGGCGACGGCTCGACGAGCAACCGAAACCTGACGCTTTACATCGGCTACAAGCTCAACGAGCGCGGCGGCATCGACCGCTACACGTGGGTGAACGACACGGAGCTCGAAAACCTCAAGGACTATCAGGCACGCGGTGTGCAAGAGCTGCGGCAAGGTAAAGCCGCTGCCGGGGCAGGAGGTAAACGGCGCGGCCTACTCAGGCGGCGCATGCCCGTGGTGCGGCGGCAAGGACTGGGAGAGCAAGACGCAGGACTTCGAAGAGCTCTATGCGCCGGTACAGCGCAGCGACGGCACGTTTATCGGCGGGATGCAGGAGACGGTGGACGAAAACGGCCTGCCGGTACAGGCGCCGGTGCGCATCCCGTATTACCGGCCGGACCGCTACCCGATCATCTTGCAGCGCAGCGTGAGCGTCTTCGGCCAGCTGCTCGGAAACAGCGACGTTGACATGATCCGCGACCAGCAGAACACGAGCAACCGCATCGAGCAGAAGATCATCGACCGACTGATGAAGGCCGGCACGCGCATCACGCTCCCAGACCGGGTGGACCTGCGCACCGATCCCGAGGACGGCGAGCGCTGGTACATCGGGAAGCCGAGCGACAAAAGCCTCATCGACGTCTACGATTTTTCGGGCAATTTGCAGTACGAGCTCACGTATCTGGCGCAGGTGTACGAAGAGGCGCGGCAGATCATCGGCATTACGGACAGCTTTCAGGGCAGGCGGGACACGACCGCAACGAGCGGCAAGGCGAAGGAATTCTCGGCCGCGCAGGCGGCGGGACGCCTTGAAAGCAAGCGCGTGATGAAGAACGCGGCCTACGCTGAGCTCTTCGAAACGATGTTCAAATTCTGGCTGGCGTACTCGGACGAGCCGCGGCCGGTGACGTATAAGGACAGCACGGGCGAGACGATGTACGAGGAGTTCAACCGCTATGACTTCCTCGAAGAGGGTGAAGACGGCGAGCTGCACTGGAACGATCAGTTCCTTTTCTCGTGCGACACGAGCGCGCCGCTGGCGAGCAACCGCGAGGCGATGTGGCAGGAGACGCGGCAGAACCTTGAGGGCAGGGCCTTCGGCGACCCGACGGACCTTGAAACGCTCATTTTGTTTTGGGCGAAGATGGAGGAGCTGCACTACCCCGGCGCGGCGCAGACGAAAAAGCACCTCGAAGAAAAGGCGCAGCGGCAGGAAGAAATGGCGGCGCAGCAGGCAGCGCAGCAGGCGGCCATGCAGGGCGATATGCCGGACGGCGGCGCTGGCGTGCCGGACGAGCTGGCCGCGGCGATCGACGCGCAGGCACAAGCCGACGCGATGAACGCCGTTCAGAACGGCGGGCAAGGCCAAATGCTTGACACAGCGCAGCAGTAAAAGGGCTAAAGGCGCGAAAGAGAGACGCGCAGAGCATAGAGCCCCACAAAGGGGACAGCGCAGGGCAACAGCGGGAAAATGCCGAATCCGAAGGAAAGGAGGACGCGGGCATGAGCGATAAGAGCGGTTACGTCGGCAGAATCAAGAACGGCGGCACGCAGGTCGTGAAAGCGCCGAACCAGCAGACCGACGCGAAGAAGGGCGTTATTCATACCGGCTCCGATTTGAGAACCGGCAAGAAGTAAGGCAAGCGGAAGCGCTTTACATGATTGCCCCCGCAAGGGGACACCGCACGCGCAAGGCGGCGGCTATTCGCAGGGCGATAGCGGGAACATGCCAGAGAGGAAGAGAACATGGGATTCACGGAAAAAGACGTCTTTGAAGCGATGGGCCTGACGGTGCCGCCTGACGAGGCAGGCACGCAGCAGGAGCCCACAGGCGCAAACGAGCCGGGCGCCGCTGCCCCGGCCGCAGAAGAGACCAACGGCACGCCGGAGGGCGGCGATACTGGAACGACGGGCGGCGAGGGCGCCGAGGGCACCGTAACCGCTCCCGAGGGCCAGGACGGCGCGGAAGGCGCAGAAGACAACAACGATGCGGAGGGCGCGAAGAAGGAGCAGACCCCCGACGAGCGCAGAGCTCATGCGGCGGCGCGGCGCAGAGCCGAGCAGCAGGCCGCTGTGGACGCGGCGCTCAAGGCGCAGAGCGAGAAGATGGCCGCGGAGTGGAAGGCCTTTTTCGAAAGTGCGGGGCTCAAGAACACGATCACGGGCGAGCCCATCGCGACGAAGGAGCAGTTTGACGAATGGTCAAAGTCCTTCAAGCAGCAGAAGCTCGAAAGCGACCTCAAGGCCGGGAAGCTGACGCAGGAATCTCTCAATGAGGCGATCAGCGAGAATCCTGTCGTCAAGCGGGCAGCGGAGATCGTGGCGGCGCATGAGCGCGAGCAGGCCGCGGCGGAGCAGGAGAAAATGCAGCGCGCCATCGACGAGCAGATCAAGAAGATCCACGCGCTCGAGCCCGAGGTGAACGGCGTGGAGGATCTTTTGAAGCTGCCGGAGAGCGAGGAATTCTACGCGCGCGTGAAGAGCGGCATGTCGTTTTACGACGCCTACCTCATCTCGACGCACGAGCGGCGCGAGAAGGCGCTGGCCGAGGCGGCGAGAGCGCAGGCCTTGACGGGTCAGAGGGGCAAGGACCACCTGACCGGCGCGGCGGCATCCCGCGGCGCGGGCGGCAAGGTCGTGACGAGCGAGGAGCTGGCGAGCTTCCGCATCTTCAATCCCACGGCGACGGACGAGGAGATCCGCACGTGGATCGAGAAGAACAGAAATTAACAAGACAAGGAGGAACGCAATGTTTATTCCCATCAAATCGACGGACGGGGCAATGACCCCGTTTGAGTACATCGAAGCGGCGGCGGGCACGTATCAGGTCGGCCAGCTGCTGAACGTATCGGACGGCAAGCTGGCGGCAATCTCTGCCGACCAGGCGACCACGCCGCCCTATGTGTGCATGCAGAGCGGCACGGTGGCCGCGGGCGAGCCGCTGGCGGTGACGCGCGTGCAGGGCAAGTACACCTTTGAAACCGAGCTCGCGGCGGCCGCAGCGGCCGTGAAGGTCGGCACCAAGATTCAGGTGGCGAGCGGCGGTCTCAAGGCAAAGTACGTCACGGGCGCATCGGATGCGGCGGCGCCCGGCACGTTCGAGGTCGTGAGCCTTGAGGGCACGGCAGCGGGCAGCATGATCCGCGGCCGCTTTGTCTAAGGAAAACGGAAGAGAGGAGAGAAAGTAAGCAATGAAAATCATTTTTTCGGAATCGAGCAACCTGAACAACAGCATTTATGGCAACTGCCAGGCGCCGATCAAGATGTTCCTTGAAAAGCGCGGCGAGGAATTTGAGCAGAACAGCGTGCTCAAGAACCTGTTCCTGATGGGTTCTTCCAAGAACTACGGCGACGTGATGACCACGCTGACGGCCATGAGCGGCTTTGAGCCCGTGGGCGAGAACGGCGCTTATCCGCTGGACGGCATGCAGGAGGGCTACCAGAAGTTCCTCAAGTACCAGACGTGGAAGGATTCTTTCAGCGTGTCCAAGGAGATGATCGAGGACGGCAAGCTGCTCGACATGCGCAAGCAGCCTGCGGCCTTTATGACCTCTTACAAGCGCACGCGCGAGCTCTTCGGCGCGGCGCTGTACGGCGCGGCCATGATGGGCAACGGCAGCGTGACCTTTAAGGGCGTCAAGTTCGACCTGACGGGCGCGGACGGCAGCAACCTGTTCGCCAAGGAGCACGTGCCCAAGGTGAGCGGCGACAAGCAGTGCAACTGCTTCAAGGATGCGTTCAGCGTGGACACGCTGGGCAAGCTCGAGACCAAGATGCACCTGTTCCGCGGCGACAACGACGAGATCCTTGACGTGGCCCCTGACACGATCCTCATCCCCGAGAACGCCGACCTCAAGAAGGCGGTATTCGCGGCCATCGGCGCGGACAAGGACCCCGTGAGCGCGAACAACGCCTTCAACTATCAGTACGGCCGCTGGAACGTCATCGTGTGGCCGTATCTGAACCACTACATCACAAACGGCGTTTCCCCGTGGGTGCTGCTGGACAGCAAGTACAACGAGACCTACGGCGGCGCGGTGTGGAATGACCGCATCCAGCTTGAGGCGCGCTCCACCATCGACGAGAACACCGACGCGAACGTCTGGCGCGGCCGCAGCCGCTTCAACGCGTGCTTCAACGACTGGCGCTTTGCCGCCATCGGCGGTATCGCGGCGGGCAACTCGCTCTAAGGCAATAACCCCAAGGCGGGCGTGGGACAAGACCCGCGCCCGCCTTTATCCATCATTGAGAGAGGAGAGAAGAACATGACGCCGAGAAAAGCGATGCAGCACGCCGACACGGCGAAGCCGAACGCCTTTCCCGAAGAGGAAAAATTCGAATGGCTCAAGGCGCTTGAGGGCAGAATCGCGGCGGACGTGCTGCTGGCGACGCCGGAAGAGCTCGAGCAGATCATGGCGACCGGCTATCCGGACGGCATGGACGAAGAGCTGCTGGTGAAGGCCCCGCACGATGAGCTGTACGTGCTGTACCTCAAGGCGAAGATCGATGCGGAGAACGGCGAGTACAGCCGCTATGCCGATTCGAGCCAGCTCTATAACGAGGCTTACGGCAACTTCGCCCGCTACTGGGGCAGGACGCATGAACCGGCGCAGGGCTATGAAAGGGGGTACGAGATCGTATGAGAGAGATCGAAGTGCGAGAGCTGCCGTATCTGCCGCTGGGCCATCAGGGCGAGAACAAGGCGCAGAGGATCGTCTGGCGCGGCCTTGCGGACAGCTGGGCGCGGCTGTACGGCGAGGGCGTCTTTACGCTGACGGTGCTGCGTGAGGGTGACAGCGCGCCGTATCCCGCGAGCATTAAGAGCGAGAACGGCGACGCGATCTGGACGCTGAGCAACGCCGACACCGCAAAGGCGGGCGAGGGCATGGCCGAGCTCACCTACACCGTGGGCGGCGCGATCGCCAAGAGCCGGACGTGGCGCACGGTGGTTGAGCCGTCGCTGAGCGCAAACGGCACGACCAAACCGCCTCCGGCCTACCAAAGCTGGGTCGATGAGGTTTTGCAGGCGGCGGCGGATGCGGAGACGGCGGTTTCCAAGATGCCATACGTCGACGAGGCCACGGGCAACTGGTTCAAGTGGGACGCCACGGCGGGCGCTTTTGCCGACACGGGCGTTGCCGCGACCGGTCCGCAGGGTGAAGTCGGCCCCAAGGGAGATACCGGCGCGCAGGGGCCCAAGGGAGAGACCGGTGCAACCGGTGCGACGGGGCCGCAGGGCCCCAAAGGTGAAACCGGCCCGCGCGGCCCACAGGGAGAGCAGGGCATTCAAGGCGAGACCGGCCCCGCTGGCCCGCAGGGACCCGTCGGCCCCAAGGGAGATACTGGTGACACCGGCCCGCAAGGGCTTAAAGGCGATACGGGCGAAACTGGCCCGGTCGGCCCGACAGGACCCATTGGCCACCAAGGAGAGACTGGCGAACGCGGGCCAAAGGGCGAGACCGGCGATAAGGGCGACAAGGGTGACGCCTTTACCTACTCCGACTTCACAAAGGAACAACTGGAAGGCCTGCGTGGCCCGCAGGGCATTCAGGGGCCCAAGGGTGAAAAAGGTGATACCGGCGACACTGGGCCCCAAGGTGAAAAGGGCGACAAGGGCGATACAGGCGAGACCGGGCCTCGCGGCCCGCAAGGCGGGCAGGGCATCCAAGGCCCGACAGGTCCGCAGGGCGAAAAGGGCGATACTGGTGCGCAGGGACCGAAGGGTGCGACGGGCGACACGGGCCCGCAGGGCCCGAAGGGAGACACAGGCAGCGGCTTCAAGGTGCTGGGCTATTACGACACGGCAGGAGCGCTGGACGAAGCCAAGCTTGCAACTGCGCAGCCGGGTGACGCTTACGGCGTCGGCACGGCGGAGCCTTACGATATCTACATCCTGAACGGCACGACGGGCAAGTTCATCAATAACGGCCCCCTGCAAGGTGCAAAGGGCGATAAGGGAGACACGGGAGCCCAAGGCCCCAAGGGAGACCAGGGCGACGTTGGCCCGACCGGCCCGGCTGGTCCTACCGGACCGCAAGGCGAAGTTGGTCCGCAAGGTCCTACGGGACCAGCGGGCGCGGATGGAGCCAAAGGCGCGGACGGGGCTGCCGGTAAGGACGGCGTGACCTACATCCCGAGCGTAAGCGATGCGGGTGTCATCAGTTGGACGAATGACGGCGGCAAGACGAACCCAAAGTCTGTAAGCATCAAGGGCCCTAAAGGCGATACCGGTGCTACCGGCGCAGACGGCGCGGCAGGCCCGCAGGGACTGAAAGGCGATACCGGCGAGACTGGCCCTCAAGGCCCTGCCGGCGCGGATGGAGCCGCCGGTAAGGACGGCGTGACATTCACGCCGAGTATGAGCGACGACGGCGACCTGTCGTGGACGAACGACGGCGGCAAGGCGAATCCGCAGACAGTGAACCTCAAGGGCCCGAAAGGCGACACGGGCGCACGGGGGCCTGCCGGTGCTGACGGCGCGAAGGGCGATACCGGCCCAGAGGGGCCGAGAGGGCCGCAGGGCAAAACCGGTCCGCAAGGTGAAACCGGTGCAACTGGGCCGCAAGGCCTGACGGGACCCCAAGGCAAGACGGGCCCTGCCGGGGCGGCTGGTGCGAAGGGCGCGACCTTTACCCCCGCTATGTCTGCGGCGGGAGACCTGAGCTGGACGAACGACGGAGGGCTCGATAATCCCGCGACGGTCAACCTCAAAGGCCCCAAGGGGGACCGGGGCGAAAAGGGGGAGCAGGGCGAGAAAGGCGCGACCGGTGCGACCGGCCCGCAGGGCCCCGCAGGCCCCGTCAATGTCCCCGCCACCACCTCTCTCATCAAGGGCAATGGCTCGGGCGGGCTGGTGGCGGCGACGCGTGGCAGCGACTATATCGCATCCGGCAACATTGTCAAGCAGACACTCGTGAGCACGGAGACCACGCCCACCGAGGACTACGCGATCAACTGGGTGTACGGCTAAGGAGGCGGAAATGGCTACATTTACTGTAGAGATAACGCCGGATTCTAGCAACGGGACTATCGCCCACGCAGTCGGAAAGTTTTCCGGAGGGTCAAGCAGCTATAAAGGTCAGCGGCGCATGGACGTTGCCGTCAGCGGCGTCGGGACATTTTCTGCGTTATCGCCGGAGACAAGCGGAGGCGAAAACACTTTTTCTCTCGACATCACGGGGCTGACGCCGGGGACAACGTACAACTGGAGCGCGTCACTCTACTACAAACATACGTCCGGGGGTTGGGTGACAGCAGGATCGCAGTACGATAAATCCGGAAGCTTTACGACGAAAAGTAAAACCCCTACATTACCAAAAACGCTCGTCAACGGCACTGCTTACGACGTTAAGGGCGGGAAATGCCTCGTCAACGGCACAGTGTACAACATCCTCAAGGGCCGGACGCTTATCGGCGGGACGGGGTATGACATCACGTTCCCGAGCGCGGGGACGAAGCTGTCGGCGCTGGGCGTCGGGCAATCGGTGTTCACGAACGTCAGCGGTGTGAAGAAGGAATTCTTGGTCGTCCATCAGGGCTTGCCGAGCAGCTTGTATGACAGCAGCTGCGACGGAACATGGCTGTTAATGAAGGACATCTACGAGATGCGACAGTGGAACAGTAATTCTGAATTATTGTACGAAAATAGCTCTATCCACTCCTATCTAAACAGCACGTTCCTGAGCCTGTTTGATGCCAACATTCAGAGCGCAATTAAACAGGCGAAGATTCCGTATCTCAAAGGCGGAAAAGGCGGAAGTGTGCAGAGCGGCGCAAATGGACTGTCCTGCAAGGTGTTTCTTCTTGGAGGTTATGAACTCAACTTTAGAAATATATTTCCGGCGGATGGCGCGGGTTTAGACGGATTCGCAGAGAGCATCATCAATAACCCTGCCTACCTTGCCACTTATAACGGAACCCTCACCAAGTGGTGGCTCCGATCCATAACCACTTTGGACATTAATTATGCAGGATTAGTAAGAGGGCATACCTACGATAGTGCATCCGTAACAGAGAGCAACGGCATCCGCCCCTGCATCATCCTCCCGTCCGACGCCCTCGTGAACGAAGAATTCGAACTTATCGCTTAAAGGAGTGAAACTATGGTAACATACATCAAAGTCAACAACACCGAGTACCCCGCGATCATCACGGGCGAGCACAAAGACCGCACGTGGGGCGAGCGCGAGGTGAAGAACATCCGCCTGACGATGACCGCCAAGGACGCGGCGGCACTGCTGCCCGACAACACGCCGTGGAGCATCATACAGCGCGACACCGTTCCCAAGTACGATTCGGACAGCCAGCCCACGGGCGAGACCGAAGAGGTCGTCAACGAGTGGGACAACAGCGCGTACAGCCTGAGCGGGGCGATCACCGACCACCGCGACGGCACGGTGAGTATCAAGATGGGAAAGCCCACGGAATCCGAGCTTTCGGCGGCGACCGTAACGGCGCTGGTCGGTCAGAGCATCACGCCGCAGCGCGCGGCAAGGCTGCGACCGATGATCGAACAGGCCAGCGCGTCGCTCTCTGACGGCGAGGCGGCGAAGTCGCCCGAGCTGTTCCCGCGCTGGGCGGATCACATCGGCGAGACCGTCAAGCCCGGCGACCGCCGCAGCGATATGGACGAAAGCGGCGTGCTGCACGTCTACCGCGTCAACAAAGGTCAGGGCCACACCACGCAAGAGAACTGGCCGCCGCACTCCACCCCTGCCATGTGGACGATCATCAACGTCGACCACGCGGGCACGCAGGATGACCCGATTCCGGCTGCTCGTGGTATGGAGTACACCTATGGTCTTTATTACAAAGACCCCGAGGACACTAAGCTGTACCTCTGCGAGCGTATTGGTGAGCAGTCCGGTAACAAAATCACTCTCCAGTATCTGCCGCACGAGCTGGTTGGACAGTATTTTAAGGAGGCGACGGTATGACGGCGGCGTTGATTTCCGCCGCAGCGGCGGTGGTGGTGGCACTTATCGAGGCCATCGCCGCCCGCGACCGTCGGCGCGACAAGAAGGAGCGCGAGAAAGCCGCCGAGCAGCAGAAGATGCAGGAGCAGCTGATGCTCAAGCTCATCGAGGGCAACTGGGCGGCTATCGCACTGGGTGAGGCGACGGCGAAGGCAATGCAGCGTATTCCGGACGCGCACTGTAACGGGGACATGCACGCCGCACTGGACTACGCCGCTGAAGTGAAGCACAAGCAAAAAGAATTTTTGGCCGAGTGCGGGATCCACTCGATCCTCGACAGCGGGGCGGCAGCATGAAAGCACTGAAAGCCCGCTGGGACAAGATGAAAAAGCGGGACAAGTACATATCCATCGCCATTTTCAGCCTGACGTGGTACACCGTCGCCTCGCTCACCATGGCGGCGCTCGGCGTGCCGCCGCCCGACGTACTGACGGAACGGTGGTTCAAGGCGTGGACAACGGAGCTCGTCGTGGTGGCGGGCATCAAGATTTTCAGAAAGGACGATACGGTTTTATGAATGAATTACTGAACAAAAGAATTGCGAACCTTCTCAGCGTGAAGAGCCTTGTGACGATCGCGCTGACGGCGACCTTCTGCATCCTGACGGTGCGCGGCGCGGTCACGCAGGAGTTTAACACCGTGTACCTCATGGTGATCGCGTTCTACTTCGGCACACAGAACGCCGCAGGCAGCGCGAAGGGAGAGTGAGCGGTGTGAATATCCGCAAATACCCGGCAAACTCCGGGAACGTCGGCGGCAAGCGCACGGCGAGCGGTATCCGCTACATCGTGATCCACTACACCGGCAACGACGGCGACACGGCGATGAACAACGCCAAGTATTACGCGGGCAACGTCGTGAAGACCAGCGCGCACTACTTCGTCGATGCAAACGAGATCGTGCAGAGCGTGGACGACCTGCGCATCGCGTGGGCGGTGGGCGGAAAGAAGTATCCAAGCTGCGCGCAGACGGGCGGCGGGACGCTGCACGGGCGCTGCCTGAACGCAAACAGCATCAGCATTGAAATCTGCGACGCGAAGAAGGACGGCGTTTACGCGCCGGACGCGCGCGCCGTGGAGCGTGCGCTTGCGCTGACACGTGAGCTGATAAAGAAGTACAACATCCCCGCGAGCAACGTCATTCGCCATTTCGACGTGACGGGCAAGCTGTGCCCCGCGTACTGGTCCGGCAAGGAGAACACGGGCAAGTGGGAAAAGGAATTCCACGGCAAGCTGACGGCGCCCGATTACCGCGCGCAGCTGCAAAAGCGCGCGGGGCTGACGGACGGCACGATGGATTACCTCTCGGCGTATCAGTACAGCGACGACCTCGTCCGGAAGCTCGCGACGATGAAGTAAAGCACGGGGCGGGAGGGCGTGCAGCTCTCCCGCCCGAAGAGAAAGGAGGGGAGGAGGGAATGCCTTCCAACTGGCTATACATCGACACGAATTTTCCGTCATTCACGCAGAAGGAGAGCGTGAATGACAAGGTCGAGACGATGCAGGACTACCTCTTCATGCTCGTCGAGCAGCTGCGCTACACGCTGCACAACTTAGACCTAAGTAACATGAACAAGGCCGCGGCGGACGGATTCGTCAAGCAGATCACCGATCCCATTTACGGCGAGATTCAGGACGCGGAGGGGAACATCACGCAGGTGGCGCTCGTAGCCACGGGGCTGGCAGCGCGCATCGGCGACGCCGAGGGCAACATCACACAGCTGCAAGCGACGGCGACGGGCCTGCAGGCGAGTGTTTCGAGCCTGGACGGCAGCGTGACGAACCTGACGGCGGACGTGAACGGCATCCGCGCGACAGTGCGCGGCAAGATCGACGGCAGCGATGCGCAGACGCTTATCGACCAGAACTTGAAAAAAATCACGCTGGCGGCGACGAGCGGTTCGAGCGGCACGACTTTCACGCTGAGCAAGGACGGCGCGCAGATCGCGAGCACAGGAACGGTCGACCTGCACGTCAAGTCGGTCAACATCGATGGCACGCTGACAGCGGGCGCGCTGCGCGGCGGGAGCGTAAGCCTGCTGGCCGGGGAG